CCTGAAATCATACATGGTAAAAATCTATAAGGAACATTGGCTTGATCATTATAAGCCCCTGCATCTTGAATTCTGCTAATATAATAATATTTTAAATAAATGTATTGAGCACAATCTGGTGTTAGATATAAACTAATTGTTGGGTTAACTTGACGATTCACGTAGTATTGTGAAGGTTGTCCTTGTTGTCCTTTATTAGGAAGAGCTGCATAAGCAGATCTATCTATTTTATCTAATGAAATATCGTTTGTTGTTTGAGTTATTGTTTGAGCAGTAGACACGTAAGCCTCTAATACATCACTACAATCTTGTGGTGTTGCATAAGTTGCAGTACCTGCGGTAAGTAATTGTTCTTTAAGAACAACTTTCCAAAGATGAACACCTCTATTTCCCCATTCGGAAAATAAAATATTTAAACTTCGTCTTGCTGATTTTATATTGTATCCGCTGTTAGTTCTTACGCCACAACGTTCATAAGCTTCTTCAATAATATCATCTATGTCTAGATCGAATGTTGTAGTTCCTGAAGTAGCCATTAGACATTATTTTTTCTTAACGTTTTTAGAAACTTTCTTAGCACTAAATCCTTTTAACATACTAGCAACGTTTGCTGGTGTATTTTTTGGAATTATTCCTGCTTTTAAATATGTTTTCATTCCCATTTTAATATTCTCCAAAGTATTGTTTGTTAACTTGTATTGCCTTTTGGCCTCTAACTATCATTTTACCTTTTTGTGCTTTGATAGGTTCTTCAGACATAGCGTTTTGAATAGCCATTCCTCTTTTTTTCTCATAAGAAGATAGACTTCCATCATTATCTAAATCTGCTTTTGGTGATAATTTCGCCATTATACCTTCTTTAGCTTTCATAGGTCTCATTTTACCACTTTTAGTCTCTTCATATCCTCTTTTTTCAAGCATAGTTTCTCTACCTTCCATAGATTTTGATTCCATACCTTCATGTTTAGCGGACATGTCTTTATATTTTTTAAATTTTTTCATAATATCTAAATATACCTCATTTTTGTCATGTTATATATACCACCTGTTTGCATTTTTTTAGGTTTATTTACTATTGTTTTAACATTTGTTGGTTTTGGACCAATATTAACTGCAGATCTTTTTCTAATTACTGCTGATCTCTTTTGACTTTCACTCATTCTTGCTGCTCTTGCCGCAGGAACACATTTTGGGTAACCTCTTTTTGAACCATTCGCTGATTTTCTTCCACATTCTTTGTAACCTCCTCCTTTTTTAGGGGCAGAAATATCTACCCAATTTTCATTAAACCATTTTGCAAGACCACCTTGTTTTAAACCAAGATCAAGATCAAAATAATATTGTCCAGTCTTTTCAAAATTATTTTCTTGTTTTAATTTTGCTTTTTGCTCAGTAATAATTCTCGCTGCTTCTTTAGAACCTACTTTTTTAGCAAGTCCTATTATGGATTCTTCTTTATTTTTATCTTCTGCCATTATTTTAATAAATCTCCATAGTAATTTTTTAAAGATTCATTAGAATAATTTTTGTCATTCATTTCTACTTCTATAAATTTACCCATGTAAGCACCTTTAGGTTTCCAATCTTTTCTTTTTAAACCTGAAGGATCTTTTACTTTACCAGCACATATTTTTGAAGCATAGGCGTTTGCATATGCGGAAGGATAAACTGCAAATTTTCTTTTGGCTGCTGATTTTCCTCTAGAACATAGCTTTGTCATTTTATTTTTTTCTTTCTTTTTTTATATGCAAGCATAGCTTTAGATGGTTTTGCTCCACGAAGCTTTCCTTCTATTTGTTGAGGTATTTGTGATCTTCCTATTGGCATGATTAATCTATTGGTGAATATACAATTTTACCACTTACCTTCTGTGCCTTCAAGTACTGTTTTCTATTACCTTCTTTTGAATAACTACAGTGAATCCATCCACTATTAGGCTCATTTTCATTCCAAAACTCAAGTATACACTGATCATACTCAAAATTCTGTACAATAAAATCTGCAACATCTTTATTGGCTACTCCAAATATTTCAAAGTCTGCGGCTTGCCCTTTAGTGTGCTGACTTCTAGCTGAAGATCCTACAACTTCACAAAGTGCAACTGATCTATATCCTGAAGATATAGATACTGGCATATCATAATAATCTCTTAATGGTTGTAGTATTTTTTCACAAAGTATTTTAAGATTTTGTATTTGATCTTCATTTGGAATATTATCTATTCCAAGTCTTGTTGCTTCTTGAGACTTTGTTAATTCATCTAATGTAAAATTTTCACTTAGTTTCATAAATTTTTCTTACTATTTCATACGCTGTATTACTAAATTGATTTGAATATTCAGGGCTACAACAAAAGAAAAATGTATCAAAATTTATATTAGGTATGTCTAATAAAAAATTATAAAAATTAAAATTTTTTAAATTTTTTCTAAGATCAGTATTTTTATTATGCTCAGAATTATTTTTAGATATCCAAATATAATTTATTTTTTTAATAAAAATATTTGATAAATGAAATAACCAGTTTCCTTCATGTAATATATTATTTTTACTAATATCATAACTATAATCATGATGTTTATCTATATTAACTAAATTATATTCATTAATGTCATGTTTAAATAATGAATAAATATTATCATGATAATATGAAAAAATAATTTTTCTATCTTTATTTATATTTTTATTTATATATACAATCAGTTCTTCCATATCTTTTAAAGATTCTACCCAATCAAAATCTATTGATAATATGTTTTGTATTTTTATATCTTTACTTAGTTTCATTTCTTAATTTGTTTATAACTTCAATAACGTGTTTTTCATATTCTTTATTTGTAGAAAAATTATCTAAAGTTTTAGCCATTGCAATAGGGTTTCTATTTAATGTTAATTCTCTAACTCTTCTAAATTCTGCATACACTTTTTTTGTATTTAGAATTTCTATATAATGTTTAACAGAATCGCACTTACTTTTAAAGACTCTAACACGCCAATCTATATAATCTGGTTGTTTATAAGGAAGCATACCTTCTTTTGACCATACCCTTATACCAAACAAATTATGGCCTTCTCGTGCAAACCGAGATGTTCCATAGTTAGATTCTACTATAGCCTGTGCAACTATAAGTTCTGTATTTATTTGTTTATTTGTAGGGATTTCAAAATTGAGGTAAGCGATACATTTTTTAAGGGAGGTGATGAATTCTTGGTTGTTATTATATTCAAACCTCGGGGGGCCAAATCCTAGGCTCTTGGCCCAGGCGATTGTGGCGTTCTCAGTTTTCTTCTTGGCGACTGGGTTTGGGAAGAATGTACCTAATACAAACGCTAGTAGAGCTACTATCAAATATTTTATTATTATAGTCTTTATTGTCATGACATTTACAGTGATTTGAGAGACAGCATCCAACTGTCAGATTGTTAATACAATTACTCTTGCTTAACTTCTTTGATTCTTTTAATGCCATGTTTATCTGTTTCTATAATGGCTTTTACTTCTTTACAACTCCAGTTTACATTAGTTCCTGGATCTCTTTCAACTTTTCTTTTTTGTTCTAAACAATCTGCAATATTAGCTTTAGGAGAATATCCTTCTAGCTTACCATTCATATACATTAATAATGCAAAAACTACTTCAATCATTATTTACCTCTTACAGTATCTAATTCTTTTTCTAATTTATCTACTTTTTTTTCTAATTGAGATATTAATACTTTTGTATGAACATTTTCTTCTAATTGTTTTGTATGTTTCTCTATTGTTTTAGCTTGATATTCAATCAACATAAATAATTCTTGGTTCTTAGGAGTTTGATCTGCTTTTTTAAGAAGATCTTGAGCCATTAACTTTTCATTAGTCTCTAATCTATTTAATCTTTCAACAATACCAAAATAAGTCCACACCGCTACAACAATAGCAGACACAATAGCAACTATATTTTTGATAGGTAGTGCTATATTTGTTTGATCACTTAATTTAAATTCGCTACTCATTTATTTTTCTCCTTATTAATTATATCATAAAAAAAATTGTCTGTGTCATCAGTTACAAATCCTTTATTTTCAACATTCCATTCTGTAGTTTGAACTTTATAATCTGGCCAATGTTTAGAAGTAGTAAAGCTAGGGATACTCCACAAAATACGATTATTAGGTTGAGCTGCATAATTACCGTTATCAAGAGCCAAAACATGTGCACACTTATGTTGATCAGGAATTTCGGAATGTTCAGTATCCAAGATATTAGGTTCTGGATGTGCCCAATCAATTGTAAATAAATATTCTCCATGAATAAATTTTTTATCCTTTCCTAAATATTTGCAACGTTGTCCGATTAAAAAATCAAAAGTAGTAACAGAAGGATAATAACTAAATGAATTCCATAGCTCAAGATCTTCGAGATCTGGAGATTCCATTTTT